ATCTGCTGCTCGGTGCCGCCCCGACCATGCCCGATACCCGGCTGCGCCCCGAGCTGATGCCGGACGGGCCGCAGTCGGGCTTCGTCGTGTTCGAGAAACCCCTAGCCAGCCTTGACGCCACCGGAGTCGACGTCCCGGTCACGGTGGGTGCGTATCTGTGGGGTCCGGCGGTATGGGCCGACGACAACCAGCCCATCCTCGGTATCACGGTGTACGGGCCGATGGTGAAGGGCTCGTCGCCCTACCTGATGCCGCTAGGGAATCTGGTCTGGCCCTTCGGTCAGGGTATGGACGACCCCGCCGACGCCCACGGCAAGCTCGCCTCAGACAAGCTCGAGGAGAGCCAGGTGGCGTCTATGGCCGAGGACCGGCGCAGGCTGATGGCGCTATGGGTGCTGAGCAGCCAGCCGGGCGTCGCCAACGTCACCCACATCCGAGCCGATAGGGCCGAGCGCCGCCGAGCCGAGCGGGAACGGCGGTCACCCGACGTACGCATACGAGTGATCACACTCCGGGCCCAGCCTAAGCCCACCGACGAGGACGGAGAGCCTAGCGGGAGGGAGTATCACCATCGCTGGATGGTGAGCGGGCACTGGCGCAACCAGGCGTTCGGGCCGAAGCGAGCGTTCCACCGGCCCGTATACATCAACCCGTACCTGAAAGGACCGGAGGGAGCGCCCTTCTTGGGCGGGGCCACGGTCAAGTACTGGAGGCGATAGTGACCGATCCGGAACCGTACGTGTTGCCGAGCGAGATGACCGACGCCCAGCTGGCCCGCGAGTTGGCCATGTTCGATGACGGGTATCTGACCATGCACGCCCGCGGCGTGATCCTTGAAGCGGTCGATCGCCTGCGGTATTACGGCGAGACGCATCCGAACCCAGCCCCCGACTACAACGACTCTCGTTGAGACTCGCCTACGCCGACCCACCATACGTGGGCGAAGGGGATCGATATGACCACCCGGAGGCCGCGAGATGGAACGACCCGGCTGAGCACGTCGCCCTGATCGCCGAGCTCCACTCGGGTTTCGACGGCTGGGCGCTATCAGCCAAGTCGAACTCCCTACGAGACCTGCTACCCGCGGCGCCTAGCGGCACGCGGGTAGCAGCCTGGGTAAAACCGTTCTGCGCCTACAAGCGGAACGTCCGTATCGCCTACGCCTGGGAGCCGGTGATCTTTCTACCAGCCAGGGACTCTTCCAAGCTGGGCGCTCCGGTCGGCCGGGACTTCCTGTCAGAACCGATAGTGACAGGCCGAGGACTGATAGGGGCCAAGCCGCTGCCCTTCTGTGAGTGGGTGCTCGATCTGCTCGGCTATGCCCCCGGCGATGAGGTCGTCGACCTATTCCCAGGCACCGGCGTCATGAAGCTCGCTCTCTCGCAGGGCCGCCTAGACCTTTGGGCGAATGAAGCCGTCATCGCGATAGACGAGCCTCTGTGGCCGATACAGGAGCGCCGCGCCCGCCCCGCGGCGCCCTGTGGCCCGCCCCGCCACCCTGGGCATACTGGAACGACCACAGAGCCCTAGTGAACGTACGGCTCGCCCGGCGGAGCCGCCGACCCCGCTCCGTGGGCCTTGGTCCAGCGCTCGATGAACGCCACCAGCACCGGGACTATGGCGGCGACCAGCGCAGCCACCAGCTGCTCGATGCTGGCGCTGGTACCGGCTGCGATCACAAGACCTCCCGCCGATAGGCGACGTAGCAGCCGAGGGCACCGAAGGCGAGCCCGGCGAAGATGAGCCCGAGGCCCGCTTCCTCACTGGTGCTGGTGCTGGCGCGCCATATCGCCATCACACAGGCATATATCCATACCCCGCCCACGAACAGCCACGCCAGCCCCTCGTTCTGGACGAGGATGAGCACTAGCGCCACTAGGGCGACGGCCGCGAGAACTATGAGCGCCTTCTGGTCGAACAGGAAGTGCCGGGCGTTCCCGAGCACCAGTAGGCCCGCCGTCGCCATCGCATAGGCCACCGCGACGACGATCCGGGCCGGGTTCATGCGAGCGTCGTCTGAGTGACAGCCTGGCCCGAGGCGTTACGCACGGTGAGCCGTACCAGTGTTCCCGCCGCCAATACGGTCGAGCTACCGAAGCCGAGGTTGACCTGGCCCGTATAGGCCGCCCAGGTTGCGCCGGCGTCGGTCGAGACCTCCCACAAGAACCCATGAGTGAAGGTAGGCGGTGGGCCTGCGTCCCAACCCGTAGCCTGGCTACCGCCCTGCCCGTTCACTATCTGCGGCGAGGCGGCGACCACGACCGGGCCGATCGAGGTGCCCACTCCGGTAACGCCAGCGGGTGACGTCGCCGGGAGCGCTATCTGGAACATCGGCGCCATAGGCCCGAGCGCGGTCGGGTCGGGCGCACCGTCGATCCACCTGCTGCTAGGCCACCTGCCGCGGGTGCCTTGGTGGCGCATCGGGCTCATGGGTGCGCCCCGATCACGGACTCGGTATATGCCCAGCCCACCGAGTTCCTGACCTCGATACCGAAACGAGTCCCGACCTGCGGCACCGTGCCGGTCATGTAGTTGGCGCTCTGGTTCGGCCACAGGCCCATGAGCCCGTTGCCGACCGCCGTCTCGACATACCACCGGAAGCCGTGGGTGAAGGGCCACGGACTCGATCCGGGCGGGTAGGCGCTCGATATGGGTGGCGGCGAGGCACCGGGGTCGGGCGTCGAGTTGCGCCCGCCCTCTGTAGTCAGGACTGGCGGCTCGCCCGCGTCCCATATGACCTGCCGACGCGAGACCTCGTTGTATGGGGCGACGTCCCACCGTTCGATCGTGGGCGGTAGTGGCTTGGTGAAGAACGGAGCCCGCTGTACCCCCGGTGCTCCGGTCGAGGCGAGCTCATAGCTGAGGATGCCGCCGTCGTCAAGCGCCGCCAGGGTTACGTCGAGCGGCACCACCGCCGAGGACGTCAATACCAGGTCGCCGGTTGCGCCTAGCCCAGCTCGGGGGTAGATGGTCCGGTAGATGCGAGGCCCGTCCTGAACGTCAACCCCTACTGCGTAGAGCGCGCCACCGCCGTCGCTCCGGATGGCAAACCAGTCCTGGCCCGCCGGGACCGGCGTATCGAAGTAGATACTGAGGGTAGTCCGGTTCAACTGCCACATCACGAACTGGACCGTCAGCGTCTTCTCCGTCACCAGAGTCCGTATCGGCGTTCGGGACTGCTGCGGCGTGATCGTCTCGGTGGTGGTGTCGCCGCTGAAGGTAATACCGTCGTCGCTGGCATAGCCGAGCGGTAGCCAGGGTGGTAGGAACGGGGCGGCCCCGGAGGGTGGGGGAGTTCCTACCGGGGCCACCCATAGCCCTACACCACGACTGGTGCCTATGACTACTTCGTTCGGATCAAGCGTCATGTTCCTCCTTCACCGGCTCGTCCTGGTCATATACCAGCCGTGGCTCCGTCCAGCCCCAATGACTCGTCAGTAGGGCGGTCAGGTTCGCCAGCGCTCCCTCGATACCGGCGAGGCTGTCGGCTATGCGGCGTAGCTCGACCTCGCTGTTGCTCAAGAGAACGTGGCCCTCCACGTGATCGGCCCCACGATCCCATCGACCCCTATCTTCTTCTGTTGCTGCAAGGTCCGACAGTTTGCCGCCGAGGAGGGTCCGTAGATACCGTCCGCCCCACCATTCAGCTTGAAGCCCAACTGGATCATTCGTCGTTGCCACGTACGGACATCCTCACCTCGTACACCTTGTCTAAGGAGTCGACCTGGATAGGCCGGAGAGCCACCACCCGGCTGTGGGGCTGGCGGTTTCGGCGCCGTCGTAGGCGGTTGGGTCGGCTTGCCGCCCCGAGCCGCGTTCAGGATGGCCCCTCGGGACCGAAGGCGCAGGTCTGACGGGCAAGCCGTACTGGTGCCTGAGCCCGCCATACGGTGGAACCCGAAGCCTCGTTGGCCCGCCATGTTGATCTCTTGCAGCGGCCAGCCGTGGATACGGGCACCTTCGGCCAATATCCGCCCGCCAGCCGCTATCTGCGCGGCGGTCAGCGCCTCGGTCGGATAGCCGCCGAACTCGATGCCCACGTAGGTCGGGTTCAGCCTGACGCCGTGCCAGGCGGCTCGGGCGGTATCGACGTACTGCTCGATCTGCCCGTTGCCGCCGACCCAGAAGTGGGCTGATACCTGAGCCCTCGGGTTGTTGAACCACGAGAAGAGCGAGCTGTTGGCCGGAGACACCGTCTGATGCATGACGACGCCGATAGCCGAGCACGCTCCCCCTACGTTGACCGATATCGGTCGGCGGACCGCGCAGGCGAACCACGCCACGGCTTACGGCCAGGAGCCCTCGTCGCAGGTGACGAGGGGCGGGGTCGCCGGACAGGTATTGAACGTTCCGCCTAGCACCTTCCCGTTCCAGAAGCAACCGTTCGGGGTATGCGTCGGATCGACTGCGGTGAAGCTGGTCGATGAGGTGAACCGAAGGAACGTACCCGAGGTATCACCGAGGACGGCCTTCTCGCAGACCTCTTTGCAACCCGCGTCCGAGAAGTGGTTGATAGCGGCGGCGATGAATACGCCTTTGGCGTCATAGCACTGGCAGCAGACGTGCGGGAGCTGGCCGTGGACTGGGCTCGCCGTAGCCGCACTAGCGCCTACGGTCGAAATGTAGGGCGCTGCCCATACCCCGCCAGCGGTCACGGCCGCTCCCTTGATGAGCGTACGCCGGTCAAGCACTGGTGTCATTCTCGTCTCCTTCGGTATCGGGGACCGTCGCCGGGATATCGGTATCGACGGGTTGGCTCTGCTCGTCAGGTGTCTCCGGTCCTGCGCCCTCGTCACCGAGAACAATGTCGCCGGTATCAGGATCGCTCATCGTCTTCTCCTTCTGGTGGTACGGGTTCTGCGGGCGGGTGCCTTCACACTACGTACGGTCCCGGCACCCCGCGACTTGACCATACGCCGTGCCATCGTCGGTGTCACCCGCTTCTTGCCTCGGGCCTGGCGTTGCCCAGCTCGAGCTAGGGCGTTCCGCAGAGTGCGTATCCGCTGAGGCTCGGATATCCCCGCGGCGCGGGCCTGCGCCTTGGTCGGTATCGGGAACCGCCGGTTCTTCTGGTCAGCGAAGGCAGCTCTCGGGAGCCGCCTCCGCTGACTGGCTGTCAGCGCCATAGCTAGCGCCGACGACGACGCCTGTAGCCGCGGGCCCTAGTGGTGGTACGCCTCCGGCTACGGCGGAAGCGGCCATCGGCCCGGCGGGGATGCTCTCTGTTCCATCTTGCACTTGCCATGTATCCTCCTAGGTTCTAGGGTCTAGGCAGGTCTTGACGGACCTACGGGCTGGGTCGGGTTGATGAGCCCGCCCGGCCCGTACCTATAGCGGGATGCCTACGAGCCGCCCGTTGCTCACCAGTTGGGTACCAGCCGTACTGCCCGAACGGGAGAGCCGGACGTGCATGGTCTGAGTACCGACCACGTTGAGGTACGCCGTTAGCAGCCAGGGCACTCGTTGCATGGTGGCGATACCCGCCGCGTCGATGGTGTCCTGAACCACCTGGCCCGGATCGAGGATGATCTGAATCCGCCAGACCACGTTGGCGCTGATCGCCATATCCATATTCGCCTTGACGATGATGAGCCACGGCCCCTCTGCCAACGAGACGTTCGTCATCGAGCGCCAGTCGGAGAAGGCCGAGCTGGGCGGGTTGTTCGTGCCCATATTGAGCGACCACCCGGCCTGGTTGATAGGGCTCCGGGTGACGGCGGCAGTTGTATAGACCCGCTGGTCGGTCTGCGCCCCGTTCGTGGTCTGGTTCGCCTCGAAGCGTACGTTCCATAGGCGGATCGACCCGGCCGGCAAGGTGGGCGCAGCTGGGGTCGCAGCCGCCGTGCCCGGCAATATCGCTATCTCGGCGGCATGAGCCGCGCCGCCAGCCTCGGTGTCGTAGACCCGGGCGATCACCGAGTCGATACGGGGATTGGCGCCACCCTGGGTGAAGGCCGGTAGCACTAGTGGCGTGTCGTTGCAGAGCATGTAGTGACGGGAACCCCAGGCGATAGCCACCAGCCCGGTCCCTATGGTGGCTACCCGAGTGCCTGTCCAGGCAAACGAGAAGTCGCCCGCCTGGCGTACGCCACCGGCACGGCCGAGAACCGAGTTGGCGCCCGAACCTGGGGGCAGGATCGCCGACCAGATGAGCCGGTCGTCCTTGGCGACATAGTCCTCGTCCTGCACGTATAGCTGGAAAACGCCCATATCCCTCCTAGACAGCGAGCACGGCGGAGTAGACCTCGCCGCCCGTCCCGTTCCAGGCAGCGATACGCAGATACCCGCCCCACGCCGACCCGGCGAAGTCACGGCTGATCCGGTTGGGCCAGATAGTCCAAGGGTCCGCACCAGTAGGCGATGTCTCCCATAGGAACCCGGCTGCTGGCGCGCCCGCCGTCGGCGGGCGCGCCGTTGGAGCCGTCATGGTGAGCGGTATCGGCGGGTTCGAGTAGATGCCGATTGGCGGGTAGAAGCTATAGCCGACCCCACTCGGCCAGGTTGCCGGTAGCTGGTTCACGAATCGGGGTGGGCCGGTAGGTCCGGCGGTGAACATGGTCGTCGTGACTGCTTCCTGACCGATCCCGTTCCAGCAGCGGAACCGAAAGCCCCCAGTGACAGGGATGTTCACCGAGCCGTGAGGGTTGCCATACGTCCAGGTGGTCTGCCCGGTTCGGGGCGTCCAGGTAATACCGTCGTTCGTTGTCTCCCATACGAAGCCGGGAGTCGCCCCAGAGACTGAACCACTGGTCGGGATCGGCGGATCGGCGACGACCACGATCGGGCCGACCGTCTGCCACCCGTTGTGGTAGTCGGTTGTTGCCGGCAGTGCGGTGGTGAAGTATGGGGCGAACTGCTGGGGCACGCCCGCTATCACCTCAGCCTGACTGGTAGCGGGACTGCCCTGGCCGTTGAACGCCGTGAAGCGGATCAACGTTCCGACCGCAGGCGGCGTCGGCGTCGAATATGTCATCGAGGTCTGTGTCGACTGAGCGGTCCAGCTCGCCCCGGCATTGGTACTGATCTCCCAGACGAACCCGATCACCGCTAGGGGATCGCCACCGACCTCGGGGATAGGCGGCTCCGCCATCACTCCCGGTGGGCCGACCACGAACGGCGTATTGGCCTCGATCTCTGTCGGCAACGGCTCAGTGATGAATGGGGCGAACGGCTCCGGTGGCGGTGGCGGTGGCGGCTCGGGCGTCACCTCGTCCCACTCGAACTCGGGTATATCGACTGCTGGCGGCACCCCGCCGTCGTAACCGTCAGCCCCACCGTCAGCCCGAGTGCGCCAGCGACCGTCGATATCCCGCTGCATCTCGGCGAGCCGCCGAGCCAACGCCCTAGCATCGTTCGGGACCGGTGGTCTGCTCACACGATCACCGGCTCGGTGAGCTCCATCGATACCGACTCACCCTCGTCCTCGCTCAAGTAGATCGTCCAGCCCGTCACCCGCATACGGGCTACCAGCCCCGGTCGTTCCTCGACCGCGGGGAACCGTACCGGGTCGGCGAAACGGGCGGTGACCACGTCGCCGAGGTTGGGTACGTCGTCTTCGCCGAGGCGCAGCGTGGCCTCGGGCACAATACGGTTGTTGGCCGCAGCCTTGACGTTGGCGTTGGCGTACGCCTGCAAGGTGGCGGCGACAGTGACGCCCTGGTGCTGAGATATGTCCTCCAACAGCGGGATACCCTTCTGCCACTCGGCGCTCATCGAGGCGTCGCGCATCATCGGTGGCGGCTCCTGGCTCTGGTCAGCCGGGTCCGGCTCGCCGATAGCCGTCCAGAAATTGGCGCTGCCGCCGCCGTCCTCGGGCCACGAGTAGTTCCTGAAGTCGCCCGGAAACTCCAGTATTCGCTGGGTCTGGTGCTGTATCGGCGTACCTACCACCAACGCGGCTTGCGGGTTGCCGATATTGTCCCACCGCGGCTCGATGGTGAAGTCCGGCCCGTTCTCCACCTCGGCCAGTTGCTGCATTCGTTCAAGATAGGTGGCACGCTCGTGCCACCAGTAGGTCCGGTCGCGCATGATGTTGGAGGCCGACCAGGCCGGCCGCAGAACCTTGATATCGCCAGCGAGGGCGGCAGCTCCGGTGCCGGTATTGATCATCTGCGCCTGGTGGACGAGCCCGTTGTCCCCGGCGAGGATGCGGTGCTGGTCCCAATTGGGGTATCGCAGAGTGGAACGGATGCGTCGTCGCTCGAAGTAGCTCTCGAAGGTGGTGGCACCGATCTCGAACTCCATATCCGCCGAGCGGTACCGCCTCGTCCAGATGATCCCTCCCCAAACCACCTGTTCGTTGCGGATAATCCAAAGAGCAGTTCGGCGAGGCTCCGTAGCCGTGACCGGATCGGTGAGCTCACGTAGGCGGCGGTCGCTGAGGGGCAGGGTGGCTGATAGCTCGCCGGTTGTGGACATCCTGCGGGAAAAGCTCGACACGTTGAGCCCGATACCGTCCGAGATGATCCGCCCCGAGCGCAGGTCGGTGAGCAAGTAGCGATACCGGGGCACATCACCACCACCCCGAGGCCCAGGTCATCGTCAGTGAGCCAGTACCCGAACCCGCCCGGTACTGGATGATATTGCGCCCTGGTTGCAGGTAGAACCATGCGCTGTCGGGCGACAAGGCGTACCGGCGGTTGGCGACCGTGTTCAGCAGGATCGAGTGGGTATCGACGTCGATCACTAGCTGGTCGGCGGCGATCAGCGAGAGGTTGAAGGTGATACGCCGGCCGAGGGTGGCCGAGATGATCGACGGGTTGGAGCAGGGACCACGTATCAGGAACCGAGGCCGGGTAGGGGCGTTGCCGTCGTTCTCCACCACCAGGTCGCCAGTAAAGCCAGGCGACTGATACACCCGCTTGCCCTGCAACCGCGGATAGCGCCAACCCACCCCTCGCTGAACACCGTGGGTGATATCGTCCCGGTGCGCCGCCTCCTTCACCGGCCAGGGCGCAAACAGCTCCGACACGACCCGAGCAGACGTAGGGTTCAGGTATTCGACGGTGAGGTGTGGGTTACCGGCCCGTACGTCGAGGTGCTTGGTCCCGTCGAGCTCGTCCACCTCGAGCACGACCGGGTCGTCAAGTGCCCGCGCCTGTTCTCCCCGTATGGCGTTGAGCGCTCGCTGTAGGTCCCAGCGCGACTGCGCGACCACAACTCCTGTCAGCACTAGGGGTCTGGCCTTGAACCAGCCCGGCCCGCTCCACGCGCCGTGGTCGAAGGTACGGTCGTAGGCCGGGGCATTGCTCTCCGGCATATCGGCCCACCCGTCCAGGTTCTCGCATATCCAGTCGGTGTCGGCGGTGTCTGTGATACCCCACCACAGCGCGCCTAGCCGAATGGTCGGCCCTGGCCCTAGCGTGCCCTGGACAGCCCAGGGAGCCGGTGGCGGCTCGGACGGGTCGAGCGGGTCTTCGAAAGCCGACCAATCACTGAGCAAGCTCACGATGCCACCCCATACAACGTCTGTGCCGACAGAGCAGTAGCGATAGCCTGGCCGTCGATCTCGACCGTGGTCCCTTGCCGCAATATGCGGACCACCTGCGCCAGCAGAGCGGTCGAGCGTTCCTCGGCAGGCGTCATACCACTCGCTTCGAGTGGCTGTACCCGCTCACGCCCAGCCTCGCCGATCAGCGCCAGCATTCCCTGCGGGCCAGGGTTGACATACCCGCCCGCCTGAAGCTTCGGGATGCTGCCCGAGAAGTCAGGCAGCTTGAGCGAGAAGCCCTTGCCGCCGATGCCCGGTATCCAGCCCGGCAGCTTGAACTCGAAGCCCACCTTGCCGATAGCGCCGAGTATCCCCCGTAGGGGCGAGAGCACCACATTCACGGTGGACTTGATCGTGTTGAATACAGTCTCAACCGTTCGCTTGATGGCGTTGATAGCCGTCTCGACCGCAGCCTTGGCGGCATTGAACGGCGCGGTGATGATGGCGGTCAGCCCCGACACGGCCGAGCGCACCCCGCCAGCGATCGTGTTCACTACCGACTTGATGCCGTTGATAGCAGCCGAGATACCAGCCCGAGCGGCGTTGAACGGCGCCACCAGGATGGTACGAAAGGCCGAGAACACGGCCGATACGCCTGCCCGTAGTCCGTTGAACACGGCCATCACGCCAGACCGCAGCCCGTTCACGACCGCCATGACGGCCGACCGGATACCATTCCAGACTGCCATCGCCACACTACGTATGGCATTGAAGACGCCCGATACGCCCGAACGCAGGACGTTGAAGGCCGTCATCACCCCGTTACGGATGGCGTTTACAGGCGTCATCACGCCGACACGGATGGCGTTCCAGACGGCGATAGCCACGCCCCGGATAGCGTTCCAGGCACTACTCAAGAAGCCCATGACGGCGCTGACCACCGACATGATGAAGTTCTTGATAGTGCCGAAGTTCTTGATGACCACTGCGGCGATGATCCCGACAGGCCCGAGGATGATCGGTAGCAGCAGGGGCCAGTTGGTCTTGATGAAGTTCCAGACCGTCTTGAATATGCCGAGCATGAAGTTGAACGCGGTGGCGAAGGCGTTCTTGATCACGTCGAAGCGCTTGATGATGAAGGCGATAACTGCACCCAAGGCGACGATACCGAGGATGATCAGCCCGATCGGGTTGGCGTTCATGGCGACGTTCAGCAGCCACTGAGCCGCTGCCCACACGCCGATAGCGGCGGCAATAGCCATGATCACGTAGGACATCGGCCCTTTGCTCAGCCAGCCGACCAGGTCGAGGATGACCTGTACCAGCGGCTTCAGGAACACCATAAGCCCACGTATCACCGTGCCCAGGACACCGAAGGCGACGTTCACGGCGGGCATCACCGTCTGCAAGCTACGGAACCCGTCGCCCAATGCCTTACCGAGCTTCTGACCGATCTCGCCCAGGATCGGCCCGAGCGTCTTGAATACCGGAACCAGGTTCCGGCCGAGCGAGGCGGCCAGAGATACAATGAGCGGGACGGCTGGGGCGAAGCCTTTGGCGATATCGCCGATGGCCTTGACTACTGGTGGACCGATAGCCTTACCGAGCTCCCCGAAGGTCTTCTTCAAGCCGCCCATCTGTGGGCCGACCGACTTGATAGCCCCACCGAAGGTCTTGGTCAGATCGACCGACGTATCCTTCAGGGCTTTGCGCCCCTCTTTGGTGCCCACCGTGAGGCCCGCTACCGCCCCGGCCAGGATCGACCACGGCCCCATGACGGCTACCGCTGCCTTACCTGCGCCGCCGATAGCCCCGCCCATGTTCTGGAACAACCCACCGACGACCGGCAGCTTGCCCAATATGCCGCCGCCAGTGAACACGGTCGATAGCCCGACCACTGCCCCGAGCGGCTTGGCGAAGCGGCCGATAGCGTCGGCGATCTCCTTGACTCGACTGGCCGGAACGTTCTTGAGCCAGTCGGCCATCCGCTGAACGAACGTGCCAATAGGTCCCGCCAGCCGCCCGACGGCGCTCGTGATGGCATCGATGATCGGGCGGAGCTTCCCACCCTCGCCTACTGCCTCGGCGAAGCTGCTGGTGAAGTGATACAGGTTGAGGATCACCGGCTTGAAGGCATTCAGAAGTCCGGTACCGACTGACTCCTTGATCGACTCGAATAGCCGCGGGAACGAGCGCAGCACCTTGCCGGGCTCTTCCATAGCCGCCGCGTAGGCGCCCGCGTACTTGCCACCTTCTTGCATCACGGCGTTGAATAGTGCCTGCTGCTTCTCGGCCGGGGTAAGGGAATTGGCGGTACGTCCGATTGACTCGGCGTACCTGTTGTACGCCTGACGGGCATCGATGTTGAGCCCGGCGTTCTTCAAGATCAGGGTATTGCCACGGGTGATGCCGTCAATGAGGGTCTCGAGAGTCTCCGAGCTGTCCTTGTTCCCTACGACGGCGGCGTCCTGGGCGACCCGGGCCAGCTTGCTCGCCTGACTCAAGTCCAGGTTGCTCCGTACGAACTGGGCCACCGTCTGCTGAGCGACGCCGGTCGTGATACCCATCGCCTTGACCGAACGCACCGCACCGAAGACAGCCTTCTCCGATACGCCGTTCGCCGTGGCGAGTGCCTTCAAGGTGGCGTTCATCTCGCCTATGCGGGCGGCAGTCTTGAAGGCCGAGATGCCGAAGCCGATGGCGGCGATGGAAGCCGTGCCTATGGCGGTAGCGGCACCCTTCACCAGTGGGGCTGCTATCTGTGCGCCGCCCTTGATGACCTTCCAGGCGACGTCCATACCCTTGCCGATGACGGCTCCGGTCTTGCCTAGCGCGTTGCCTAGCGCGTTACCGATCTTGCCGCCGAGCCCTTCGCCCAGCACCTTGCCGCTGATCTTGCCGAAGGCGTTCCCGATACCCTGACCCAGCTTGGCGCCAGCGCCGGATATGCCCTTGCCCATGTTGCCGGCGATGGTGGTCCCGGCTTGCAAGCCGGTGCCGACCGCTGCCTTCGATACGTCGCGGGCGAACCCCGAGAGATCGGCCAGGACGCCGATACGGAGAGCGCCGTACCCGGCCACTACGCCTTATCCCCCATTAGCGTCTTAGCCAGGTCGGCCCAACTCGTCCGCGCCGCCGCGGGCGCACGACCACCAGCACGAGGCGGCGGCGCGGGCGGCTTATGCCTACCCGGTCTAGGGAACGGCTTGGGTACAGGTGCCTTGCCGCCAGCAGCACGCAAGGTGACGTATGTGAGCCCGGCGAGCGCGTCGAGGACAGAGGCCAGTAGGTGAGCCTCCACCGACCACGAGGTCTCCGAGCGCACGTCGGCCGAATACCCCGGCCGCATATGGCGTACCAACACATACACACGCCGTAGCGACACCTTGGGATCGAGCACGTCGACGCCATAGGCGGCGAGCAAGGAAGCCTCTATGTCTGGTTGGAAACGGGTAGCCGCGGCTGAGAGAAGTTTGGGAGGCCGCCCAATCCGGCCCACCGGCTGATCGCGTCGAACAGCGTCATCACGTCACCCATAGTGGGCTCATGGGTGAAGAAGCGGTGATACGTCTCGCTGCCACCGACCAGTACCAGCGGTAGGGCTCGGGTGAGAGCTCCTTCGGCCAGGTCGCCCTGGGCTTCGAGCGGCCAGTCGTTGACCGCCAATACCTCGAAACGCTCGCCGCCGAACACGAACGAGAACGTCTCCCGACCGGCCTCGGCCCTAGCAGCACGAGCCGCATCAAGGTCTAGCCGTACGGGCTCCGTTCCATTCGTCGTCACGCCGCCTGCTCGACGGGAGGCTCGTCAGGCGACAGTACGGGTACCTCGCCCATGAGCCCGGTCGCCGTCTTGAAGTAGACGTAGGCCATCACGCCAGCCTGGTCGAGCGCCGATAGGGTCACGTCCAGCGGCACCACCGCGCTCTTGGTGATATTCATGTCGCCAGCCGATTCGAGCGTGCAGCGGGGATACACGATCCGGAACTGGTTCTGCCCGTCCAGTACGTCAACCGCTACTGCCCGTAGCATCGGCGCCGAGTCGGACCTGACCTCAAAGGAGATGAGCCCGGAGACAGGCGCAGGCACGACGGTATCGAAGTAGAGCCCGAGCGTGTCCTGGTTGAGCTGCCACATCACGAACTGTATGGTGCGGGTCTTCTCGGTCACGATGGTCCGGATGGGGGTACGGCTCTGCCAGGGGGTGATCGTCTCGGTCGTGGTATCGCCACCATTGGTGACGCCATCGTCAGAGGCGTAGCCGAGGCTCTTCCAAGGCGTCGTGAACGCGCCCATAGAGGCCGGGGCGGTCGTGCCCGCTGGCGCTACCCATATGCCCGCACCGTTGGCGGTACCGATCGTGACTTCATCCGGATCGAGCCCACCTACCGGCGCTCGGGGTGTGGGCTCTTCGGTAACGGTTGTCATAGCGCTGTCCTTTCACTTAGCCGCTGCTGAGGGTGCGCTACCACCTCGAAGCGGGCGATATAGCGCGGTGCGCCATCGTCGTCGGGGAACCACCAGAAGTCCTCGAGTATGTTCACCGCTGTCAGAACGCCCGCGTCCCACGGTTCGTAGGCCAGGGCGAGTAGCCGGCGACGAGCTTCCATCGCTCGGTCATAGGTCACCTTCTTGGCGCTGGCGCGTACGTCAACCTGGATACTGGTCGCGACGAGCCACCCAATCGGGGCCGGTAGGGGTAGTGCTCCGATCTCCCAGGTACGGATACCGGGAATGTCCTTCACCGTCTGCCAGACCAGTTGCCCTACGTCTGGTCGGGTTCGCTCGACCGCCGGGTCCATCATCGACGCCGAGCTCGGGTACCGCGGATGGAGGCGACAGCCCGGCCGAGCATGGCAGCTGGGCGCGGGTTGTGCTTGCCGCCGTACTCCACAAAGACCGAGTATGGCTGGCCGCGCTTGTTCGTGACCGTATTGTGGACCATGTAGACGGCAGGCTTGCGGCCCGGCGTGATCTCCCACGAGCGAGCTAGGTTGCCGGTTAGCCCTCGGGGCGAACCCGCTGCCGCCATACGGGCCAGGTCGAGCGCGATGCCCCGGACATCGCTGTCCAGAACCGCATACGGGGCGTCGGCGTCGGTGATATCGAACTCGACGTCGATCTTGACGCCCTTCTTGTAAGCCTTACCACGCTTAGTGACAGCACCAAGAGCAGGCATCAGCTCGGCACCTCCGACCATTGGCTGCCATCCCAGACCTTGAGGGGATAGGGCTCCCAGGCCGACTGCTCGCGGACGTTAGCCGTAGCGGGCACCCAGGCCGAGCCCGTCCAGCGGGAGGTGCGGGATAGGGTCACTGGCGGGCGATAGCTGGCGCGGTCGAGGATTTGCTGGGCCGTGAGGGGATAGTCGTAGAACGCCACGTCGGCCATGTTCCCGAACCACCAGAAGGTGTTAGTCGTGAGGTCGGCACCGATCGAGAGACCCGAGGCGGGCGATCTGAGGTAGACGTTGCCGCCGAGGGGGGTCCCGACCGGCACGCCGTCCATATAGAGCCGTACCTCGTTACCGTCGTAGGTGGCGGCGACGTGGAACCAGCGAGGCTCCGCCTGGAAGGTGCCCCCGACCGGATAGGTGACAGACCGGAAGGTGAGGGTATTGGCGGAGCGACCGAAGAAGATGCCGTTGGTGGCGAGGGTCCTCGCCACCAATATCGCATAGAAAGTCCCGGTGATGTGCTGGGTAGTCACCCATGCCTCAGTCGTGAAGTTGACCGGGTTGAAGCGCTGGTCGCCCGGGCTCGGGACCGTGATCCGTCCGTTGACGCCCTCGAAGCGGGCGACGGTCCGGTTGGGATCGGCTGGCGGCCCGGCACCGGCCGGGACAATGCTGATCCCAGCGACCGAATAGGCGCCAGGGTTGGCGCCCTTCTCGTCGGCAGCAGTCGTGAGGGTGGCATCGGCCAGGCGCCAATACGCAACCGGGTTGTCAGCGAGGATCAGGTCCCTGTATGCCATCAGACCGAGGTATCAATCCAGACGTCGCCGACCGAAGGCGATTGTGGAGCGCTCGGCCCGACCGTCAGGTTCATAGGCAGCGCTCCGGGTGGCCCGGGTGGTCCCTGCTCGCCCGGATTGCCTTGCGGTCCGGTTCCGCCCGGTGGGCCGGTAGCACCCGTACTGCCTGTAGGGCCAGTCTCACCCGGTGGTCCCTGCGATCCCGTATTGCCAGGCGGACCCTGCTCGCCAGTGGCTCCCGGCTCGCCGTCCTGGCCTGGTGGCCCTGTATCACCCGGAGGCCCGGGCGGACCTTGGGGTCCGGGCGGGCCAGGTGGTCCCTGCGGCCCAGGTGGACCGGGAGGGCCGGGTAGACCTTCTTGCATCTCTAGGCCAAGCTCGGTGGCGGTCGCCATAATCACCTCGTTTCCCATATTGACCGGGTCGGAGATGAAGCGCGCCTGACTCACCGAAAAGCGCCGACCGCGGGTGACGAGCAGCTGACCGTCAGCCGCACCGCTGTCGGGCGGCAGGTATACGGTGCCCGTCTCGAGAGCCCTAGGAGCAAACGGACCTTGGCCGCCCCGGTCCTGGTTCGGCTCGCTGATACCGGCGATGAGTTGGAGGTTGCCCCGGCCTTCCCACTCCTGAGCCTGGGATATCTCATCGTCAACCCTGGCTAGGGTCTTCGCCAGCTCCTCACGGAACAGCACCAGCGTGCCGATCCACCAGCCGTGCTCGTCGGGCTCGCCGCCGTGATACAGGGTGATGTCATCGGTCGGCAGCAGTACGCTCACGGCTCTTCGTCCAGGTCACGCTGCCACCAGTCGATAGGTTCGTCGTCGGCGATGCCCTCGAAGCTGCGCGCCAACGGTACTGACGCTAGGCCCCCAGCGCCGTGTATGGACCGGGAGAAGTACCATTGCGCCTTGGCGCAGGCGGTCGCACCCTCGCCGGTTGCCATCGGTGGTGAATACGAGACTGCCTGCGCCCCGGTCTGGACGTGGCTGATACCCCCGGCTGGCGGACCCAACATCCCGCAGTAGGCGTCCCACATGAGCCCGAGGGCGTAATAGGGATCGTCGCCCCACCAGTCGTCGGCGAAGTCCTCGGCCAGGTCGAGCGGCAACCCCCCCTCAACTGGCGGGTCGAGGGGAGGCGCCATCTTGCGCCAGTCGGCTGATAGCCGGGGAGCAGGCACGGTCATAGCTACCTGGCCCTGGGCGTCCCAGGTCCCGAGCCCGCCTCGGGCATCTCAGCCGCGGCCGCAGGCGGGATATCACCGGGCGTGACGTCGGCCAGTGCCGGGGTCGCCGCCAGTACCTTGGCGAACGGGTTGGCCCACGGAGCCGCGTTGACCGAGGCGGTCGCCGGCCGTATCACCGCTAGGCCGAAGCGGGCACGGACCCGCATAGCGGTCGTGTCGTCCTGGAAGCCCGACATAGCGACGGTGCCGTCGGTGTTGTAGATCACCGCATCACTACTCATCTCGTAGGAGATGTCGTTGCGAACGCCGATGATCACCTTGGTCCAGTCGCCGGTGAGGAAGTTCGCGGTCGAGTATGGCGTACCCGTCTTCCACGGCCGGAACTCAAGCGGCTTGCCCCAGAGGCTCGATATCGAGCCGGTGGCCTGCGCCTGGCTGGTACCGAACAGGAAGGCACCGCCCGAGTCCCGAATGTTACGGAGCGATCCAGCCAGCGCTAGGGAAGCGAGCGACCCGGTCGGCTCAAGCCCTTGGCCTTCGACCGCCATCATGGCGCCGTTGATCGCCGTAATAGCGTCGGCTCCGGTGCCGGGCGTGTATACCGCCGCCATACCGAACAGGCCACCGGCTCCGGTCTGATTCGTGAAGGTGGTCGGGGCGGTACCGGTTCCGTCGCCGCCGAGGCCCCATAGCACCGCATTGTCGAGCGCCTTGCCGATAGCCTCACGCAGCTGCGGGCGGGCGTAGTTCCACAGATTGATACCGACGTCCTCGACGTAGCTGTCGGGTATGTAGATGATGCACGCCACTTCTTCGGCGACGAGCTGGGTGGTGCCGATATCCATGCTGGTCATCGGCTTGCGCCCACCCGGCGCGGATAGCCAGCCCGCGCTCGGGAACCCGCGGGCGATCGGAAAGACCGTCTTGCCCGCAGGCATAGGGATGCGGCGGGCGAGCTGCAGAACGACCGACTCCTGTACGGCTTCTTGCAACACATCGGTCGACACGCTGACAGGTATCAGGCCAGCGAGCGACGTGGACGGAAACGCAGGGGGCATATGTCCTCCTTAGAACGGTTCTAAACGTTCGAGGACTATCGACGCCCGCCCCGATAGAGGCTGCTCACGCTTCCGGTACGTGCTCTGGTCCGACCAGGGCTCCCAGCTAGGGCCGCTGCCGTGGCGACTACCAGCACCGACCGTTCACTTGTGAAGGGGATATCAGCCTATCTCTGGTGCATTGCGGCCCGCAACCAATCGCCGCCGTCGGCGTCAGCCGGGCGTACGCCGTTCGGAACGCTAGGCGCGCTAGGCCGTCTGGCCTCGGGCTCCTTCGACGCCAGCCGATCGACCGCTATGGCTATGGCTTCCTCGTCCGGCTCGCCGTCCTCGCCGACATACTTGGCCAGGTTGACCTCCTCGGCGGCACCCTTCGGGTCATACAGCTTGCCGGTGGCCAGCCGGGCGAATACCTCAGCCGCCAGGCGCGCGCCGACCTTCTGCATCGTGCGCTGCTCGGCTTCCGCCACCGCCTGAGCGATAGCCCGCTCGTGGTCGGTGCGGGTAGCGCCCTCGAGCTCCCGCAGCTTCTGCTCGATATCAGCCCGCGCCCGGCGCTCGGCCTCCAATTGCTTGCGGGCGTCACGTAACTCGGGCGTAACCTTGGGCTTGGCCTCGGGCGGCTCGGGCGGTTCTGGCGGTAGTGGGTTGTCGGGATCGGGATCGCTCATGTCTCACTCCCTGTCTCGGCCGCGAGCGCAGCCGCCTGCTGAGCGGCGGCTTCGGCCATATCGGCTTCTTCTTCCTCTGCTAGGTCGCGCCAGCGCTCCACGTCCTGCGGGCTGGCGCCCCACTTCTCCCATAGCACCTCACGCGGTACGCCGAGCGCGCTCATCTTCATCAGCGCGTCTACCAGCTCACCCTCGGTGCGGGACTCGAAGTCGCGCCATACTGTCTCGGCCTGCACTTCGAGGGCTCCGGGTGACCCGACGAAATACAGCGCTCGCCGGATCACCCGTTCCCAACCCTCACCGAGATGGGCAGCCCGCCGCCGTACCTTGGCTACCAATCCGGTCTCGGCTGCCTTCAGTGCCGACGCGGACAGGTTCGCTATCTTCCCGAGTAGATAGTGCGGCGGCGTCTGAGTTATAGCAGCCAGGTGCGATACATCCGCGTCTTCTGCCGCTAGGTAACCACTCAGCGTGCTCTCAGGTATCACGCCGAAGCGGGCGTCGGCGTTCTCCGATACGAGCAGACGGTCGGCCCCCACGTCGAAGGGCGCCTCGTATGCGCCCTCGATGGTCCGGGTGAGCGCGATACCAGTGGCCGTGACCTGCCTGAACGCCCCGAAGTCCTCGGCGACCAGGCGGTTGTAGACGCCAGTGTTGATACGGTCTTGGAAGCTGATAGCGCTCTGCAGCTCGGAACGGCCGGGGCGCAGGGTTCTAGGATTTGGAACCAGTTCCTCATACGGCACCACGCCGAGCTCGTTCCGCTCGGTCTCATGCTTGCCACCGTGATACCAATGAGCGACCAGGTCGGGGAACGTCAGTGTGTCCTCGTCCTCGATGTGCTTGTATGCGACGATCACGTTACGACGGTCGGGGGGATCGTAGAAGCAGGTGACCTGGGTCGGGTGCTCGGGGAATATCACCACGCCGGACGGGTTGTCCTCGTCGGGCCAGATCGATACGTAGCTGTGACCGCACACCAGGGCGTCGGTCTGAACCATCTCGTGATCGGCGTCCATCTGACTCGCCTGCCATACCAGCCAGGCCAGGTTGTCGATCTCCTCGTCGCCGAACCGGAACCCGACCACGTGTAGGCGTTCAGCCACCGCCGATATCACGAGCTCGCACCAGTTGGCCCGACACTCGCGCAGCAGGCGCCGGAATATCTCCCGCTGGTTGCCGCTGAGCGTGATACCGATGGGCGTTCCCTCGTAGTACTCGGTGAAGCGCTCGGCATCCACTCGTTGCTCTTCCAGCTTGCGCCGGCCCATCTCCCGCCACTCGTGCAGCGTGTGCCCGCGATACTCGTAGTCCGCCATCAGAGCCTCCGCCGGTTGAAGAACACCCACACACCTACCGCGGCTAGCGCCATCACCGCCATATAAAAGATCGCTACCGGGTCAAGGATCATGCGAAGCCCACCGTCTTGTACTCCCTAGCCGGGGTCGGGTCGTGGCGGATGGCCCGGTCGAGCGCCATCACCGCCGCGATACAACCGTCCACCTTGTCACTGCTGCGGCCCTTGTCGATCTTGATGTTGTCATTGGTATCGGAACGCATACGGATGTTGTCGAACATCCAGCGCATGACCGGGTTGCCGCCGTGGCGGTAGGCGCCCTGGCGGATCAAGACCTCCCACGCCTTGGTCGGCGGCGACATGGCGGCGAAGCCCTGCGACATCGGTACCACCTGTAGGCCTTGGTCGAGCAGGTCTTGGCTGAGCTGGGTCATACCCCAGGCGTCGTAGCCCACTTCGGCGATATCGAAGTCCCTAGCGTCGGTATCGATATCTGCCTCGATCGCCCGGTAGTCGATCACGTTGCCCTCGGTGTAGCGCAAGAACCCGTCCCGCGCCCATACCTCGGCCTGGCTACCAGTCCGGTCGTTCAGGTCGGCCCGGCGCGACTCGGGAGCGTAGAAACGCCATAGCGCCTGATAGGAGCCGTCATCCTCGGGGAAGGTGAGGCACCAGGCGGCTAAGTCGGTGGTGCTGGCCAGGTCGAGCCCGCCATAGCATCGCCGTCCCCCTAGCGCTGCTCGGGAGACGAGCCCGGCGGTGGCGTCCCAGACCTCGAGCGGTACCCACCGCGTGGCGCCACCCGTACCCCAGGTATTGAGGTGGAACTGCCGGAACGCCTTGAGCACGGTCGGGTTGGCTTGGGCCTGGCGGGCCATATCCTCCACCTCGGTCGCTGCCTTGAACTGCCCGAGCGCTGGGTTGGCGTTCGCCCAGGTCGCCGGGTCAGTCCAGTCGGCCTCATACGGGGTCGTCCGGATATAGCCGAAGCGGCGCGGGTCGAGGCTGGGGTTGCGGATCACCCGCTCGGTGTAGTCGTGCTCGGTGGCGCATAGGCCGACGTCGTCGTCGCCCGCGGTGGTGGCGGCCAGCATCAGCGGCTGCTCGCGGGCACCCATAGCCGTCATGAAGGCGTCCCATAGCTCCCGGTTGGGCTGGCTCAGAACCTCGTCGAACAGTACGCCGTGCGGGTTGTGGCCCAGGTTGCCGGGAGCGTCGGCGGGCACCGCCTCGTAGTAAGAGGCGGTCGGCAGGTAGACGATACGGCGACCGCGGCGGAAGATACGGCAGTGCTCACTCAGCAACGGCGATAGCTGCACCATCCGCTCGGCGACCTCGAATACCTTCCCGGCCTGGGCGACGTCACGGGCACAGCCGTATACCTCGGCACCTTCTTCGCCGTCGCAACAGAGCAGCACTAGGCCGCAGCCAGCGAGCAGCTCGGACTTGCCGTTCTTGCGGGCCATCTCGATCCAGGCGGTGCGATAGCTCCGGACCCACCGCCGCCACTCGGCAGACCACTCCACCGTTCCGAACAGCGGGACGACGATATCCTCTCGCTGCCAGTCGGCCAGCTCGAAAGGCGTCCGTGCCCATCGGCCCTTGGTATGCAGGAGCAGTTCGCTGAACGCCCGGACAACCCGAGCCGCCCTAGGGCGGCAGATATGCCGGCCCGATCGGGGGCACTGGTCGCAGTGGCGCTCGGGCATACACCTAGCTGAGCAGGTCGGCTGCCCGGCGTAGGTCCGGGTTCTGGCTCTGAGCGAGCCCTATCATCGCTCGGCCTCCTGGCGTCAGCCCGAGCTCCCGAGCGAGGTTGCGCGCGGCCGCTACCGAATCCCGTACCACCGCTAGGGCCGGGTTCCGCATCAGTACCGGCCGCTGGCGCTCGCCGTCACCCTCGTGGCGGCGGACCACCAATATCTCGCTCGCGTCCACGATCTTCTGCGCCCGTACGAAGTTGTTCACGACGCACGAGAACATCATCAGCACGACGTCGTCGGCGGCATACAGGTTGTTCATGCCCCGCAACTCGGCCGCGCTGTGGTCCCAGACCTCTTTGGCCTCGGGCCTCATCCACATGGGTTGTACCGGCGCGGTGCTCCGGGGCTGGGGCTCGCCGCGGCCGAGGCGGCTCGGGCGGGTCTCGCCCTTGAGCAGCTTGAGCGCGGTGGGCTGGGGAGAACGCCTACCGCTGCCTGTACCTCCCATATCAGACTCCTGACCGAACCGCCGCCGAGGCGTGCGCCCGTTGCAGTTCTTGCTCGTAGGTGCCGCAGGCGACCATGTCGGTGCGGTAATAGGTGACCAGGCTGATACGTTCGGGCTTGGCCTGGCACGGCAGGGGCGGAGCGAGGGTAGGCCCATTGGCATACCCGGCGTGCCGACGCACCAGCCCACCGCATACGCCACAAGTGAGGTCGGTGTTGCCGTGCCACTCGTGGGCGTCCATCAGGATCACGTCCCGGTCGCCTAGGTCCACGCCGACACGGTATCGCGGGAAGGTGAGCAGGCCACCTTGGAAGTTGCCCCGCCGCAGCACCGTGATAGCGCTGAACCCGGCGTCCAAGTCACCGTCGTCCATGTGAACGCCGGTCGGGTAGGTATTGTTCACGGTCAGTGTCGAGAACGGGGTATCGCCGAGCCGCCAGGCCGGATCGGTCTGCTCCACCTGGCGCATCTGAGCGCCATAGCGCTCGGGCACGTGCTCGGCGAGGCCAGCGGCGACTACCCGCAGTAGGGGGAACAGCCGCTCGATCTCGCCGTAATGGGCGGCCGTCCAGGCTGTCAGGCGGCAATACCGGCGCATCGAGCTTGAGTCGAACGCCCCGATGATCGCCGAGCGCAACGAGGAAACGCCCGAGGAACGGTTGCGCTCGCCCCTACGCATGATCGGCGTTCCCGAAGCGATGCCTCGGTTGTCGGTGGTCTGTGAGCGCAGGCTATGGAGGACCGGGAAGGCTGCCTTCCCGATATCGGCCGGTATGGCACCCGGCAGGTAGACACAGAGCGGTTGCCCGTTCGGCTTACGCAGGTAGGCCGGCCCGGTCAGGATCAGGTTGATATCACGAGGGGTGACGATACGCCCGATCTTCTGGCCGAGCTCGGCGTCAGATATCCCGTTACGCAGTCGGAAGTCGATCACCGGCCGTCTCCCGCAACAGTATCTCCGGGTACTTGTCACTGGTGGCGCGGCGCGGGTTCATGTGCACCCAGCCGGGGAAGCGCTCTTGCAGGTAGGCGATCTCGGTCATGCCGTGGACGAAGTCCCTACCCCCGGTACCGGGAGGGTCGAGGCCACCCGGCGGGTTGGCCTGGCTGACGCATACGTCTTCCAGGCGGCACAGGTGCCCATCGGCCTTGAAGAAGGCCAGCGAGCGCTCGTAGTCCTCCTTGCCCTCCAATATGGTGCGCTCCATCGGGCGGTGCCGCACCCGGATACCGAAGAAGCACCCGATGATGTGGCAGAGCCCGGTGCGTACCGCCCTCTTCATGTAGTAGGCGTTCCGTACCGGATACAGCCCCCACAGGTAGGCCCCGAGGCGGTCAGCCCGGCGGAAGCCATAGGTGAACAGCGCCGAGAGGTCGCCGACCAGCTCGAGGTTGCCTTCCCGGCCGAGGGCTTCGATAGCCCGAACGTCGTCGTCCAGTTGCAGGAGCCGAGTCCCTACCGGGTACCTAGCCATGATGGCGGCGCGCTGGGGAGCGAGGCCGGGCTTGGAGTGGGTGACTTCGAGCGCGCCGTACAGAGCCGGGTCCACCGAGCGCCGGTAGGCGTTCGCCTCGTCGTCGGTCGCCACGAACAGCGTGACCCGGTCGGCCGGGATACCGCCGTCGCACAAGACGCCGAGGGTATGGCCGGCGATGGTCTTTTCCCGAGCGTGGGTAGGGATGGCTATACGGAACACAGCAGGCGCTCCCGCACGTAGGCGATCGCTTGGGCAGGGGTCAGCTGGCCGGTAGCGACGAGATACCGTACCCGGCAGGCCTCGTCGCAGAGGTTGTCGGCGCAGTTACGCTGCTTGTTGCCGAGAATCTCGCCGCATTGTAGGCAGCGGAGCAGGGGACCGCTGTCGCCACCGGGACCGAAACCGGCCCGGACCTGGTCGGGATAGCGCCTGCTCATTCGTCACCGCCACACTCTTGCAGCGCCCGCAATACAGTCTCTGACATGGAGTCGGTGCCCCATACCTTCTTGTAGTACTCGGTGCGCTCGTAGAACTCGGGCAGCTGCTCGGTGTCGAAGATCAGCACCACCTCTTTGAGCCCGGATTCGGCCCGAGGGGTGCCGGTATTGCGTCGGCGCTCGGTATCACCCCGGGATTCGGCATAGTCCCCGGTGAATGCCTCGGGTTCAGTCTCGGGAACGGCACCTTGGGCGGCGATCAGGTCCTCAAGAGCGTCCTCACTGTACGCAGTACCTAGCAGGTCGCCGTCGAAGTCGTTCAGTAGCGCTAATAGGGCGGATTCGTCGTAGGCACCGAGATCGGACGTACGGTTGTCGGCCAAGACGATACGGCGGGCTCTGTCATCGTCCACGTCCACGAACATGACGTTGATTTCGTCCCAACCGAGGTCGATCGCCGCCGCGAGCGTACCGTTGCCTACCAAAACGTATTTCGTACTCCACTGGGCCACGATTGGGCGATATTGGCCGTTCACCGATAGGGATTCGCCGATCGCGGCTAGGTCATGGACCCGGGCGTTGCCTGGGTAGGGCCTGAGCTCGTCAACGGGCGCCCTGACCACGGTATTCGCGCTGGGCGCGGTCAAACCACTACTGGTGGTAGGGAACTCGGCGTCGATGGTCATCTGTGAGCCCTCCAGGAGCCCCAGGACGCTTCGCGGGGCCCAAGGGCCGGGCCTAGCCCCGCTAGGGCTCCTGCGGGCGCCACAGACGCCTCTCCGGGGCTCTGGCGGCCCACCAGCCGACCCCGGCTAGGCCCAACCGGGCTGCAGGCGATGATACCTCGGCCCATTTCGGCCCAAACCGGCCCATTTTCGGTTTCTACGGTCGCGCGCGCGCATCGG